TTCTGGAGTTTCTGAGTCAGATTTAGAAGACCTTTATAGAGAAGATAAAAGCTCAGAAGTAGGAGGTCTAGAGACAGTAGGCTCTATTGTTGGTGGCATAGCAAGCGGAGCAGCTCTTGGTACTTTAGGAGCAGGCCCGGTAGGAACTATTATTGGAGGAATAGCCGGAGGCGCTATTGGCGCTTTTGGTGGAGAAGCTCTAGAAGACTTAATTAATGGAAAAGAAGTAGATTTAGCAAAAGCAGCTAAAGAAGGAGCAATATCAGCAGGATTTGATGTTGCTACATTAGGCGCAGGAAAGATATTGCGCCCTGTATTTAGACTAACATCAACATCAAAACTGTCGTCTAACTTTAAAAATCTTTTAGATGAAGTTTCTCCAACTCAAGGAAGCAGAGCTTCTGAAGCTCAAACACAACAACTACTTGAACAAGGAGGGTCTTCTTTAAGTCCTAGGTCTATTGAAGGAGTTGGCCCGGTACGGAGACTTTTTAATGAGCTTGGAGAAGTTGGTTTTATTTCAAGGGGTATGTTTGAAAAAGACGTAAAAAAAAGAAAAAGCGTTATTTTAAGCAATCTGGCTCGTTGGACTAATTCAGAAAGCGCCTTGTCTACAAGCGAGCTTGGCAGGTCTATGTTTAACATTGTTGAAGCAGGTAGAGTAGCAGCATCAAAATCATACGGTGATGGATTAAATGTTTTGGTTGAAAAAGCAGGATCACAGAAATTTCCTAGCAATTCAATTATGTTTGAAATATCACAATTTCTTGAAAAAAATTCAGATGATTTTGGGTCAACCCTGTCAAATAAAACAAAACAGATAGCTGAAGAAATGCAGCTAACATTACGCCCAGCTTCTGGGCAACCAATTGCTGCAAACTTTGAGTCAATGGTTCAGTTTCAAAAAAGACTTAATTCAGCAATAGATGACGCAATGCCCGGAGGAGCAAATCCAAATAAAACGGTTGCTGCTGAATTATCTGAATTATCAACAAGAGTAAAAGCAGGAATTGAAAAGGCTGTAGAGAGACGATCTACAGGATTATACAAAGAGTATAAACAACTAAATGCAAGCTACAAAGATTTAATGGATGGGATAATGCCTCCAATAAATGCTAATCTTATTGCTAGAGCAAAAAAAGATGATTTTGATGCTTTTGGTTCAATGTTAGTTTCGAGGCAAAATACGTCTTCTATAAAAGAATTTATGAAGAGTTTAGATAAGTCTTTTGAAGCTATTAAGAAAGCAAATGGAGATTTACCTGAAGGAATAAAAAACTCTAAACAAGCAAAAGAAATTGTTCGTTCTTCTTATGTGAGAAATTTATTGAGTGGCGGGGATGAAGACGTAATATTTAATCAATCTACGATTAACAAATTCAATAGACCTGACGCTCAAAAAAGAATGGCTGCGGTTCTTGGAGAAGATTTTCCTGAATTCAAAAAACTAATAAACGCTGTTGGTGATTCGTTGCAATCAACACCTATGGGAGCTTTTGCTCTCGCTTTAAGAAGCAGGGAAATACAAGGCTTGCTTGTTGCCGGGCCTGCTGCTTTCTCTGGCTTAACTGGAGACTTAGACTCTGCGCAGCAAACTGCCGCAGTTTCTGCCGCAGGTGTATTGGGTTTGCCAGTAGTTTTATATAAGCTGTCAAAAAATCCCGCAGCAGTTAGACGATTAATTAGCTTGGAGAAGACCGCTAAAGAAAAACCAGATGTCACTCCAGAATTTATTGTAAGCAGCTTATCGAAAGTATTTTCTGCTTTAAATGAAGATGATAGAAAATCAATAAAAGAAGAGCTTTATAACGCAAACTACTATACAAAAGAAGGATACTAGCCCCTTGGTAAACGCCTCTCCTCCATCGTGGGGAGGGGCTTATTTTTTAGCTCCTCTTCAATCAAGAATTCGCAGAACTGTTTGATCTTTCTAAGGTCGTCCACTCCTCCCTTATCCCGCCATCGCGAGATGTATTTCACAATAGCTCCCTCGCAAAAGCCCAACTCGTTAGCCAAGATGTAATCAATAGGCTGAATCTTTAACTTCTGGTAGTGGCTACCTGCTACTTGATAGTCTGTGGATTTCAATGTATTACCTCGTCTTCTGTTTCTGCACTCTCTAGGTATTTGATAAAGAGTTTCTTTAGATTTGGATTGTCATGGATAAACCCGCTGAAGTCCTCGAGCATAATCCCAATAGTGCCAATGACGTTCCGGTCATGACCCTCTGCTGTGTACATAGCATCGACTAGCCATTCATTAACCTCTTCTACTGACACTGGATAGATTTCTACGATTTTCATCTGTGCAGCCTTTTATAGAGTTCATCCATAGGAGATAAGTTATCTATGGGAATGTAGTGGCTTTGATAACCTGCGCGAAAGTCTCTAGTAGGCGCAGCCTTAACCTGTTTACCCCAAGCCCAACCCACGAAGTCTGGCATATCATTCTCTACCATCGCAAGGACGTAGATGTCAGCCTTAACCTTACCCTCTTGAACCATAAGGTTATGAGACTTCTCTGTCTTGGCGGTCGTCTTAACATCAATGGTAAACTTCAGAGGAACAATAAAGTCGTACCCTTCATCACCCTCTATCCTTTGCTCGAGGTCTACTGCGTGTCCTGTAATCAACGCAAACGCCATCTCACCTAGCATACCCATAGGGTCTTTATCTTCGATTAAAGCATCTTGCTGCTTGATAGGATTGTGTAGGTCTTTTCTGGCGTTGCCATGAGTCTTCGCCAATACCTGTAGGGATTTGTAAAAGTTCATTATGAAGGCCGCCAATCAGTTTGATATTTATTCGACTTTCCAAGATTGCAATCCTCACATAAAAGCTGAAGATTATCTTCTCTTAATTGTAAATGAGGATGAGTGCTTCTGGGTTTAATATGGTCTACATGAATAACTATGTCATGCTCTTTTGGACTATGACCGCACATCATACATTTACATTCGTATTTCTCTAAAACTTTTGCTCTTAGAAATCGCCACTGTTTTGATTTGTAAAAATCTTTTGAAGATAAGCTATGGCTTTCAGTTTTATTTACTAAGCATTGCTCTGATTTTGTATTTTTAAGTTTATGCTTGTTTTTTATTTCTTCAATGCGCTTTCTAAACGCACAGCAATCCGCAGCTTTCTTTTTCTTTTTTGGATATGCCGCTTTACTTTTGCTTTTTAGCCTTATGAGCATATCTATTATGCTTTGATCTAATTCAAGCCCTATCAAATGAGAAGGCCCTTTTCCTTTTCCTCTTGCTTCTTTTGTTATTTCTTTACTCATTCTTATTTGAGGAACTGAAAATCCGCCTCTTTCAGATAGCATTTGCCCAAGATGCTGTTGCGTGAATACAACTTTACTCATGCAATCCTCTTCTCGTGGTAATCAATCAGCTCTTGGAACTGCGCTAATAGGTCTTCGTAATCTGATTTATACCGTTTCACAGGGGTAGACTTCTTCTCGAGCATCTCTTCTACGAACTCCCTGCCGTACATATCCTCCATGTACAGGGTGTACTGTTGTGCTGCGCTACCGTGTTTCATTCCCCACATATTGCAAGCTGCACACTGGGGATGGACGTTCTCTATCTCTAACGCCCAGTAGGACGAGCTACCCTTTGGTATGAAGTGTCCTCCTTGCATATCCTTATAGTGTTTAGTAACACCACACGATACACAGGAGCAGTAGCCGTTATCGTCCGATGCGGCAAGTCTGGCTAATTTTTGTACAGCTTTGTAGCATTCCTGCTTTAACTGTGCGGAGGTCTTAGTCTTTGGTGTAGACTTTCTCTTGGCTCGTCTGGGTGCTGCTCGCTTTATTGCCAAAACCTACCATCCTTGAGGGATTGTAATGTTTTCTCCGCTCTTCGCTGTGTCTTGTCGTCCATCCTGTCGTACCGAATCTTCAATAGAGCGATACTGAACTGCTTCTTGGTGACGGGATAGGCTTGAAGTGCTATCTCCACATCTAACGGTATTACATACTCATGATTTGCTTCCATACAGCCCTAGCCTCTTGGTGTAGTGAGAGGTGTACTTTCTGTGTAACTCTATTTGAAGAGCCACTAAGGCATTGTATGTTTCCTTTACTTGTTTGTCTTCAAGTTTATCCAAGCCGATCTGCAATTCATCAATGGCTTGATGTATTACTTCCATCATGTCGCTACTCATGCTCACTCCTTATAAAAGATATGCCTACCTATCTGCCTTCGAGTCTGTAAGCCGTCAACCCAATAAGGATTAACATCATCCCTGTGATAATAGGTAGAGCCTTCAGTTACATCGTACAATCTCTCAGCGTGTATCGCGATAGATAAGGCTTGCGTGTAAGCATCCTCATCCGTAATCGTTTCAGGCTTGCCATCGCACCAATACGAGAAGTGGCATTGATTTCTCAAAGGACTGCCCATCCAATACCTGCCTTGCTTTACCACTTCGCAAGGAGTGTCCGGAAAGTAAGGGCTATGCACTCTGTTCATAATAGTATTCGCTACTGCAACCTGCCCTTCTAGTGGTTCTGATCTAGCCTCAAAGTAAATAGCCATTGCTATACATACAATCTCAAACATCAGGTTTTCTCCCTGCTTTTCTATGTTTAAACCCAACCTCGATGTGTCTGCGCT